GGATCCGTTGTGGCCTGATGATGAACGGGGGCCCGGGAGTGCCCGGGCTCCCTTTGATTTGAACGACAACAACAACGCAGGAGAAAAGCAATGGGTCACGCAGCCGCTGTTATGGGAGCGCTGCCGTACGCAAAGACGGTCTACAAATTCACACAGGCAACGACCGCTGCGCCGGCAATCGCTTACACCCTGGAGAACGGGATCGATCTCTTTGTATCGGCGCCGACGCTGGCACGGACAGGGACCGGGGTTTACACGATCACGAAAACCGGCGCCTTCACAGCGAACAAGACGTTCGCAAAAGCGGTGAGCAGCAACGCCGCCGCCCGGATCTTCACGGTCGTTTACACCAGCGCCGACGTCATCACGCTGAACTGTTTTGACGCAGCCACGCCTTCGGCGGCGGACTCCGGGGACTTCGACCTCGAGATCCAGGTATATTTCTGAGCACCGCTGGACTGAGGATCGGGAAACCGAGGGTCCGAGGTGCGTCGGACCTGGCCCCACAAGGGCCGAAACCGTCCCGGGAACGGTCGGATGTTTCCGGGGCGGTCTCCAGCTAAAAGGATAAAATCATGTCTACGAAATTCGCTACCGATGCGGCAGGCATTGGGACCTGGACACAAGCGACCAGGATCCTCCATATCTTGACGGCCAAGTGGACGGCAGGAGGAGCGCCGGCTGCGGTGGACATCGGCAAGGCCCTGACATGGATCGACAGCGCAGGCACCGCCGCATACACAATGGAAATCGAAAGCGTAGCAACAAACCTGACCTACACCGACATTACGGTCAAGGCGAAGGGGACTCTCCCGGCCGGGGCCACGGTCCAGGCAATCGGGATGGCGGACCTGAGCACGACGCATACCTATCAGGATTACCTCAACGAGATCGCCGGCAACGTCCAGGACGACACCAGCAAACTCACGCAGGCAGAGGTCGATCAGGCGCTCCGCTCGGCGGTCTCGAAATTTGGACAGGACGAACCCTGGATTGTCGCAAAGCGGATCCAGGGCAACGCAACGAAAACATACAACCTGGCCACGGTCCTGAGCGGCCTTTGGAAAACAGGCGACTCCACCTTCGCATCGATCGAATACCCCGAGGGACAGGACCCGCCGGCAATGCTCGACACGGACGAATATGACGTCTACGATGACCGCACAGCGCAGGACGGATCAAACCTGGCGTTGAGATTCCAAGACGTCACACCGGCGGTCGGGCAATATTTTGTCGCCCGCCTTCGCCTGGAATTATCCCTCACGCAGATCGCACAGAACTTCCCAGACACAAACTACAACTTCCGGGCGATAGCGCTCATGGCCTCGAGCTACGCCTGCCGCCGGATGGCCGCCGCATTCGCACAGAGCACAGACAGCACGATCACGGCGGACTCCGTCAACTACCACGAAAAGACGGACAAGTACCTGAAGCTGGCGACCTATTACCAGGAAGAGTACAACCGGCAAGTTTTCGGCAAGGCGACACCGGACGCAACGGTCCAGGCAGCGACGACGGAGCGGGCTCTGGAAACGACAGCGCAGGACAAGGGACCGTACCTTTTTCACCCGAGGGGCTGATGGCCGGCGTTAAGAACACGGTCAATACGGGAAAGATTATTCACGCCTTGCAAGTCAAGGTTCGGCGGCTTTTGATGGGCCTGGCAGCGGCGGTCGAGGGGGCCTACCGGACGGAGGTCCGGGACCAGGGGGGCGTCTACACCGGCACGATGATCGGCACGATCGCAGGGACACGGCTGCCGACAACCGGGGGAGTGATGGCGGTCCAAGTGGGCACCCCGATCGAATGGGGCGCCTATTACGAATGGGGAACAAAGCCGCACCTCCCCCCCTTCGCCCCGATCCGCCGGTGGGTAGAACTCAAGATCCAGCCGCACGTTCTGGCCGTGGGCGTTTCATTCGAGAGCGGCCGGGCCCTTCCAACAAAGAAGGGAACGAAGCGCCTGACCGGTGACAAGCGGCAATCGGAAATCATGAGAATCGCACGCAGGATCCAGCTCTCGATACAGGCGAAAGGAACGAGGCCGCACCAGGCGATGGGCAACGCCCTGGCCTCCCTGGGGGTCCCGTTTGCAATCGTCGAGGAGGGGGGGGCAAAGATCTACCGGATTGACGCAGCCGCCTGGATGGCAAAGACGGAGCCGAATCTCTGGCAGGGAATCATGACGGCAGCGCAGGGAGCGACATGAACTACGCCACGATCAGGGACAAGATCTACGGGGACCTTCTGGCGGTGAGCGGCATCGGCAAGGTTTTCAAACAGCCGAGATTTTCAGCCGACTGGGCGACCTTCCTGTCGATGTTCACAACGACAAACCCGCACGACGCATCGAAAAAGGTTGTCAACGTCGCATGGATCACCCGACGGGCTTTCACAGAGGCGGACGCAGGAAAGGGGAGCCGGGACGAAGCGGAGGCCATCACGGCCGTGCAGCGGGACGAAACCTGGGAGGTCACAGTCATCTACGGATTCGATGATGACGAAACGAACCCGAGCGAGGCCGACTTTCAACCTCTGGTCGATGCGGTAGCGGCGAAATTCAGGATGATGGACCAGGCCGGACTGCCGGCAACGGTGGAGGAGAGCTGGCCGATGCAACTGGAGGCGGCCGGGCTTTTCCTTTTCGGCGAGGTCCTCTGCCACAAAGCGGTGCTCACGATACGGATCCAACAACGCATAACTTCATAACCAACAGGAGGAAGCAATGGCTCTCGTAAAAGATCGTGCAAGAATCAACGTCCGAGGTGGGGGACTTCTCAAGGTCCGGCAGATCCACCCGGCTCCGAGTGACACCTGGACGGACGTCGGGTACCTCACAAAGACGGACATCGACGACACCAGGGAAATGGTCGAGAGCCGGGACGAACGAGGGATCCTGATCGACTGGGTCGAAGGCGCAGCGGCCCCGATGATCAAGAGCGTCCTGAAGCAAACCTCCATCGACGAAATCAACCTGATGAAAAACGCCGATGCGATTTATTATGAGGTCTACTACTACTGCAAGCTGGCCAATGGCCGCTTCCAGGAACTCGACGCACCGATCGGCAAGATCAAGCCGGGCCTCATTCTTTCCTTCGCATCAGCGACAGAGCGCACGATGGAAATCGAGATCCATTTCCTCCCGGTCACACCGGAAACGTCGATCACCCGGGCCCCGACCGGATACAACCTGGATCCGGCAGTCAACAGACACTACGTCATCGTGGAGAACGCAGCGGCGCTGAACGCACCGACGGACACGGCGAGCTCCCTCAAGACAGCGGTCTGGTGAGGAGAACAAAAACATGGCCCTGCAAAAAGACAGAACTCGAATCTTCGTCCGGGGCCTGGGGAACCTCTGGCTCCTGCGCAAAGAGCCGACGGTCGATACCGCCTTCTACAGCGCAGGATACCTGAAGAACACCACGATCACGGACACCAACGAGATGGAGGAGATCCGCCCCGAGAACGGGCTGCTCCTGGACATCTTGAGCAAGACCAGGACGGTGGACATCGAAACGAATCTCGAGCAGACATCGATCGATGAAATCGAACTGGTCCGCAATGCCAGCGACAAGGTTCACAGCGTCCGGTATTACGGCAAGGGATTCAATGGGCGCTTTCAGTACTACTGCGCAGAGCAAGCGAGGATCGTCCCGGGGCTAAAACTTTCCTTTGCACCGGGGGAACGGCTCCTGCCTCTCAAGATGCAGGCGCTCGGACAGGACCTGGCCTACGAAATCCCGGAATACTACGTCGTCGAAACGAACGACCAGATCAACATCGACGGCTTGCAATTCTGGCTCGTTCCCCGGGCGGGATTGAACCTGGACACCGCAAAGATCCTGGACGTCTCGGGATGGTACAGGCACGGAGATGTGAGCGCTGACTTTGTCTCGATCTGGCAGGACAACGCAAGCCCAACGCTGCCCGAACATTTCCTGCGCTTCGACGGAACGAACGACTCCATAAACATGGGGAACGTTACGCTGCTGAACGATGACGCAAGCGGTGATTTTGTTATCGAACTCTGGATGAAATTCCCGTCGGGCGGAGCACAGGAGGAAATCCTCACAAAGAAGGCGCTGGTTTCTGATAACACCGCCGGGTGGGCAATCTTCAAGACGGCGGGGAACGTCATTACGGCGAAGGTTTCTACCGGGGCGGCGAGCGTCAACCTTTCGACAACCGGCACGATCACAACCGCCTGGAAACATTTCGCAATGGTGGTGGACCGGAACGGAAACCTCTCCACGTACTTGAACGGCGCAGCGGACGGAACGCCGACCAGCATCTCAGCGCTGGCGACAGGTACGAACACGCAGAACATCTACATCGGCCGTGACGGTACGAACTTCGGCCAAGTGGATGTCGGCGACGTTCGCATTCACAGATGGATCACCGGGGGATTGCCGACGAACATAGCGACAATCATCGCCGCACATTACAACGGAGAGAAGGCGCTCTACGGCTTATAAGAAAAAGGAAACGCACCGTGGCACGATATCGAATCCGACAAACCTCCTGGTCACAGGAGGGCCTCCGGTATAGAGAACTCCTGGAGGCGATGGAAATTCTCCGGGGCCCTCTCGTCGGCTTCAATGGCGACGAACAGGGCCTGGGGGATTTGATGGACAAGATGGCGAAAGAGAAAACCCTTCCACGCCTGGTCGCAATCCTCCTGCACCCGGGCGCACGCACGCCCGTAGGGAGGATGATCGAGAGGCGCAGGAAACGCAAGATGGGGATGACGCAGGAAAACATCTGCGAGCACATGACCGCCCCCGAGATTGCGAGGGTCCTCTTAGATTTTTTCGTTCTAAACGTGAGCTGGATAAGCAACTTGATGCCTTCGGCGACCGGATCTTTTTCTACGGGAGCGGCGGGGCTCCTACAGATCGAGGCCGTCCGCTCACGACTGAGGAGTGCCTTTTCAATATGGCGGGGGGGGACCTCCGCCTCGCCGACTTCTACGGCGACGCAGACGCCCTGACGGTTTCAAAGTGGGTCATGCTTTTGCTCCGGCAGCAAGAGCGTGACAAAGAGGACGCAGAAAACACAAGACAGGACGCAGAGGACAATGCCTAACCCCGGACTTTTCGCAGAGATAGGGATCGACGCACAGCAAGCGGAGCAGACGCTGAAGCGGGTCCAGGCGATGGTCGACGCAACCGGAATGTCTTTGAACAAGCTCCTCAAAGCCGGCAAACAAACCGGCGAGGGCCTGGACCAGGGCGGAGGCAAGGTCGATCGGTACGGGAAAAAAATGGGGGAGGGCGAGAAGGCCCTCCGAGGTTTCTACCGGGAGCAGCGCCTCCAGGACCGCACGATGCGAGAGAGCGTGCAAACCCTTTCATCGCTCGCCTTCGCCTTCAGCTTTTTGTCGCAGGGACAGAACGAGGTCGGATCCACCGGGGCCAAAGTTACCAAGTCTCTGATGACGGCAGCCATCGCAGCACAATCCGCCGAATTCGGATTCTTCGCCCTGGGACAAGCCGGCGAGAGAATGAACGGCACGATGGGCAAAGTCCTCTCCACCCTCGGGCGTTTCGGCGGACCGATCTCGCTCGTCATTGGAGGCATCGCCGGCCTGGCAACCTGGATCGGGGAGGCCGACGCAAAGATGCAGGAGTGGAGGACCGGCGGCCTGGACAGCATGGTCAAGGGCCTGACGGCAGCGGCCGGCGGCAGGACGGATCTGCTGAAATCTTCCATCGGAGGGATCGACCAGCAAAAGGCGGCGATAGCCACGCTGCAGCAATTGAAGCCGGTGGGCCCCGAGCCGGTCACCTTTGAATCGATGATGGCCCCCCGGGCCCCGGCGGCAGCGACGCCCGAGATGACAGCGACCCAGGGCGCCGTCGCAAAGTCTCTGGAGAACAGCAACGCAGAGCGGGACAAAGAGATCGAAAAGCTCCAGGAGGCGATAAAGCAGCAAGAGGTCATGCTGGAATTTGAAACGAAACTCAACGCCGAAATAATCAAAAACGGGTCGGAGTACATGAAGCTCGGCGTGCAGATCGGCGAGCTGAACAAGGCGATAACGACGCAGACCATGACGGAGCAGAAACGGGTCGGCCTCATCGACGAACGCATAGCCCTGGAGAATCAGCAAAAGGATTTGATGAAGGGATCCCTCGAGCTGGCCACGGATGTGATCGCAAAGGAATCGATGCGCATCGGGATCAGCCGTGCGAACGGGGCACAGCTTTTGGCCCTCTACGACAAGGCCCTGAAGCTCAAGATGACGGACGAACAGCGCCTGAAACTCCAAGTGGACCGCAACGCCCTGGTCCAAAAGGAAATCGACCTCGAGATCCAGCGAGCGGCAGCCAGGAAAGCAGGCCTGGACAAGACGGTCGAGGCCGTCACAAAGATGCAGGGGATTGCCCTCGAGGCAGAGATCGAGGCGATTGACAACGAAACGGACCGGGCCCTGGAGGCGGAAAAAGTCAGGCACGCACAAGTGATGAATGACATCACGGAGGCCTTCCTGGCAACCGATGGGAGCCAGGCGGCGGTCGACGCAAAGCAGGAGGCCCTGGACAACGAGGCCTCCAGGAACAGACTGAACAACGTTAATATCGAATACAGCCAGAGGGCGTCGCAGAGCCAGGCCTTCAACAACCTCTTGGCGATAGAGAGGGAGGCGACCGTTGGCGCAATCCAGGATGAAAACCAGGCGGCCCTGGCAGCGGAGGAGGACAGGCATGAGAAGGTTCTGAACGACATCGGGGATCAATTCGCACAAAGCTCCTGGAGCCAGGAGGCGCTGGCGCAGGGCGAGAAGTCAATCGAGGCAGAGCGCAGGCGGAACATAGCGCTCACGGCCGCAATCCAACGCAGGGCCGATGAACAGCACCGGCAGAATTTTCTGAGCAGCGTGGACGCCTTCTCCGCCGGGATGCAGAGCTTCTGGAGTAAATTTGATTCCTCTCTGGGGAAAACGATGGGATCGCTCATGAGAGCGGTCTCCACCGCCGTGCAGATAGCCAAGATCGTCTCCGCCTCCCTCGCACCCGGGGGGGCGGGCGCAGGTAGCGCAGAAACTATCATGAACGTGATCGGCGCCTTCTTCGGAGGCATGGCGGAGGGAGGATATACCGGCAAGGGGGACAGGATGGAGCCGGCCGGAATCGTTCACAAGGGAGAGATCGTATTCGAGAAGCCGATCGTCGACAGATTCGGTCCGCAACTTCTCGGGCTCCGAACGAACCTCCAGAGGAGCTACGCCGTCGGAGGGATGGTCGGATCCGCCCCGGCAATGGCGAGCGCAGGACAGGAGCTCGTCATAAGCGGGCGCCTGGACATCGACAACGGCCGTGTTTTCTTGAGGCGAGAGATGCCAAAGTACACGGCCTTTGAAAAGCGGAAATACGTATGATCAACCGGATCACAATCGAAACGCAGGCGGGAGGATTCCCGGTCGACGTTACCGACCGGCTAATTTCAGACAGCCGGGTAATCTTGACGCAGGAGGTTGAGAGGGGAGAATTCGAGAGGGTCGTTTCAGATTGCCAGCTGGAACTTTCTGACATGGATGGGTGGGTAGCAAACACCTTCGGGAACGCAAAAAACACCAGCCGCCGGTACCTGAGAATCAGCTCGCCGACCAGGGACATCTTCTACGGAGTGATTAAACCGACAGACGTCGAACGGTCCACGATGGAGGAACGGGTCCGCATCAGCGCCTTCTCAATTGACCGGGCCTTCTGGGACGCAGCAAAGACGAACAAGATCGGACCTCTCTACGGGCCGAACAGGGACCAGTACTCGGGCATCGAGGTCACGATCCAGCACCTCCTGGAGCGGGACCTTTTGAGAGCGACATGGGTAACGAAAGAGGGATTATTTTCGTCGGTCGACACAACCGTCTACGCAGCGAGGATGGTCCGGGATTATGCCAACGAGGGTAACAACCTCGGGCGGTGGCGAGAGATGGATCCCAAGATGACGTGGGCGGATTTCCTCGCACAGATAGCGCTCTACTACAACTGTGAATTTTACATCGATCACGCACGGCACGCCTTCATCATGGCGAGGCGGAACGCCACGCCGGCAACCTACAGGGACATCACAGCGTTGATAGTCAGCGACCAGGAGTACCGGATCCAGGAACTGAGCACCGATGCCTACGACGCATTATACGCCTTCGGGAATCAGACAGGCCTCGAGCAGAGCCCTATCTTTTTGGCTTACACGGCGAGCAACGTCGGGCAGCTGCTGGCAATAGACACCTGGTGGATAATGACCTGCATTCTGATCGTCGGAGGCATCGAGGTTGAAACGATGCCGGGCCCCGTGGCCGGTCCCTTCAGGGCGCCCTGGGAGTACCGGTCCGAGATCACCCTTCGGATCCCGCCGGTCCCGTATTCAGCGACAACCAGGCGTCGTGTTTACATGAGGGATGATTACAGCGGGGGACAGTACTATCTGAAATACACAACGGAGGCGAACGACAGCGTCGACATCTTGATCAGAAACGACACAAGATACATCAGTCCACAAATCACGCCGCCCTCCGTGCCCATCTTGTTGAGCTCCTGGCACCGATACAACGAGGAAACGGGGCAATGGGATACGCCAATCCTGGACATCGATAACCCGGACCCCCCAAGCGGGAGAGTGAAAGACGTTCGCCCGATTTTGCAATTCACGGAAATCGGGAACCCGGCCAATCTTCTGCAGCCGAACACGGTAAGCATCTTCCAGTTTTTCAGGAACGACCTAACGAACGACATCGTCCGGGAGCAATACATCGATTTATTTTTGAGCCGGCCTTTGATCGAACTCAAGGTGGAGGACACCGACTGGATGGTGGGCGATGGGGTCTCGCTGGCAAACACCCCAGGGATTGTCGACACCGGCATGGGAACCTTCAAAGCCCGGGTGAAAAAAGCCACGATAGATATGCTGGAAGAAACGACGGTCCTGGAGGTAGTGCCGATATGACGCTGACACCGATGGCGACCAGTATCAACGGCAGAGGCAAGCCGATCTTGATTGTGGAATCGGCCGGGGCGAATTGGACCAGCTTCGGATCCCTGACCTTCACACCTACAGGAGTGACGGAGGCGATGGGGGCAACGGTCAATATCACCTCGAGCGCAACGAACGACCGGCTCCTGACGGCGACGCACAGTTTTCTCCTGGGGCAAAAGGTCCGGGTCGCAGGGCACAGCGGATCGACGCCTTCGATCAACGGCGACTGGGAAGTCACGGAGGTTTCAGACAGCACGCATATCAAGATCGGGGTCGACATCACGGCCGGTGGGACAGGAGGGACGGTGCGGCGGATCCCGGACATGAGCAACGTCAAGGTAGGAATGCGGGCCCTGGCGACAAAGACAGCGAGCCCCGCACCGGCACGAACGGTCTGGGGAAAGATCACGGCGATAGACGCAGCGAACTGGATCGTCACGGTCGACAAGTGGAGGCAGGGAACGACGGAGGTTACACCGGACAGCGCAACCTTCTCGGTCAACGGGGAAGTCATCGAGCTTCCTTACTGCTACGAATTGGTAGAAAGTTTTGAGCCGGACGTTTTGATCCACCCGCTCTTCAGGACCAGCAATCTGCCGAACAGAGTGAGAACAAAATTCTTCGGATGGAAATACGTGGCGGTCCTGGATTACGCACGCCATATCCACGCCGACGTTTTGATTTCGATGCGGCCGGCGCTGAACTTGAAAGAGAACGACAACCTGGTCCTGATCCCCAGAGCAGACAAACCTCAGCACCAATACAACGTCTACCACGGCGACACGGTGCAGCTGGCGAGATTTGGCCGGGCACCCGGACACAAAAAAACCGTCTTTACTTTCAAAGGGAAAGAAACGATCCCGAGCTGGCCGATACCGGAAAGCGGATACGGCTACGGGTACGCAGCGCATTATGGGACAGAACTCTGACAGGAGGAAAAGATGGCAAGAGTAGGCACACCGCTCGGCAACCTGGGAACGTGGATCGATGAAGAAAACCCGGGAGCAGGATCTCAAGTGCAGGACAACACCGGCCTGAACGGCAACTGGCTAAAGATCGACCTCGGGCTGTTCACGCAGCACAACGCAGACGGCACGCACAAGAGCGACATCATCGATGGCATCAATATCAAGAATACCGCCGTCGACGGAGCGACCCTGGAAACGAGCGCCACAAGCGGGGCAAAGACCCTGCGCATCAAAGACCTGGGCGTCACGACAGCCAAGATAAACGCAGCGGCCGTCACGACAGCCAAGATCGCAAGCGCAGCGATTACCAACGCCCTCATGGCCGTGGACGCAATCGACACAAACAAGATCGTCGACAACGCCGTCGCCTCAACGAAACTAAACACCAACGCCGTCACGACAGTAAAGATCCTGGACGCAAATGTTACAACGGCGAAACTGGAATACAAGGAATACGTCGCCCTGATTTCACAGGCCAGCACGGCGAACCCATCGGCGACCGTAGTCAAAAATACATTGAGCGGAACGCCGACCTGGACCAGGAGCGCCGCCGGTTCTTATCTGTGCACGCTGACCGGCCAATTCACGGTCAACAAAACGGTCGTCATTTTGCAGGCGACAAACCAGGGGTTAACGATGGCTGTACCTCTGAGCGTCGATGTGGTCTGGGTCCAGACACAGAACTCAAGCTGGACGGCAGCCGATGGAATCTTGAGCGGCTGCTCTTGCATAATTCGGGTTTACCCGTAGGCGGACGCATGAACATCAACCGGGAATACCGCCTCGGGAAAAGCCAGTACTACCCCGAGCCACAAAGCAAGAGGCATATCTACCTTCATCACACGGTGAGCGGGAGCTGGCGGAGCGTCTGGGACTGGTGGAACCAGGACCCGCAAAGGATCGGGACCGCTTTCGTCATAGATAAGGACGGAACGATCTACGAAATTTTTGATCCCTATTACTGGGCGCATCACCTCGGCTGCAAAGCCCCCGGGAACCTGGCGGCGAATCAACAAAGCATCGGGATCGAGATAGTGAGCGAGGGGCAACTGGCCGAAAGCAACGGGGAGTGGTTCTGGTTTTCAGGCAAGGCACGATACAAGAGCAGCACGAAGGACATCGTCGACGTCGGCGAGTGGAGAGGTGCAAGATTTTTCGACGCCTATGACGCACCCCAAATCGACGCCCTCTGCGAACTGGTGCCTCGCCTTTGTCAGGATTACGGAATCGACCCGGTCCTACTTTTGCCGGATGGACAGCGGAACGATTACCGCCCGGACCTCTTGACCTCGACAGACAAAGGGATCCTGACGCATTGCAATGTCCGGCAGGACAAGACCGATGTGCATCCGCTCTTCCCCTGGCCGATTTTTGAGAAGGCGCTCCGAGGATGAAGATCGAATACCCAACATCGATCGACCCGTACCGATTACCACAAGTGCTGGCGGAGCGGAACGCATACACAGACCCAAACACAATCACGCAGCAAGATCTTGTCTACAGCATAATCCAACTGGAAAAGAAGGTAGGAATTCTCGGTCCGGTTAATTTCTTTGATTCGGTCGACACGGTCCCAGGCGATGAAGCATGGGTGCCAGCGAGCCACGAATACAGACTGACAGCCCTCGAGGAGCGACCCGTCCTTCCCGGGGGCGGCCTGGACGGCAAGGTCCTGACATGGGATAGGGGACAACCGGTCTGGAGCAGCTCCCTGAACCTTCCCGGGTCCCTGGCCGTCGGAGGGGCCCTGGATCTGATAGGCAACCTCACGATCGATGGGACCGGGGATGGGATTCGGATCTACCGGTACAGCGACAACGCAGACGCCGTGGTCCTTTTCCCGAGGAAAGCCAGGGGGATCAAAGGATCCCCCGCTGCAATTCAGAATAACGACGGCCTCATCT